TCTCAGTTTGCGGGTGCTGGGCGTTGGCACAACGTGTTCGGATAAGAGGATAGGGCGCAGAATGGACGCAAGCGCCCATTTTCGCCCGAATCTATAGATTATATACCGTGGCCACCCGCGTACGCGCATGGCAACGAGTAAGACGAACAGTTTTTGGTTGACTGAGACAGTGACCCTGGCAGGGGCAACCGCAGCGAATACGGAAGCGTCGGGAACTTTGGATTTGGGTGCTTACATTTCGGTTGCTGACGGTTTAGCGATCGCTGTGGAGCAAGTGGACTTCATCACACAGAAGCAGACGCCAGGCACTGATGACTCATGGTCGTCCTTCGCATCTGACTTCATGACCTCCAATGGCTGCATCGATATTCAGGTTACCGACCTCAATCCCGGTGGACGTCTTGTCCGAGCGGACGATAACACCTTGATTGCATCAGGAGCCTTGAACATTGACGATACAAACAACATCGCCACTCAAAGCGACTTCTTCCCTGACACCTTCGGAAAACTCGATGAGTCCCGCATGGTCGTGAACGACCAACTGTATGTTGTGGGTCGGAACACCGGGGGAGTCGTGGGTGGAGTTGCCGCTGATACCCTGGCAATGACTGTCCGAATCAAGTGCCGCATCGTCAAACTAAACACCAAGGATTGGATCGCCATCGCCGTGGCCAGTACCGCAGCTGACAATTGAGGTGGTTAGCCTGGCTAACTTCTGTCCGAACTGCGGAGAAGCCCTAGGCTCTCATTCATCAACGTCAACGTCGATGACACCGGTGGCCACTCCTGATCGAGTGAAGAAGGTCAAGCGCAAGGCGAGCGCGTACAACAAGCGGTATGCGAAGGCGTACAAGAGCCTGAAGAAGAAGCATCCACGCACATCCTTCGCTGGATTGGCGAAGAAGGCCCACCGATTAGCCAGGAGGAAGTAGAATGGCGAAAGAGAAGGAGCCAGTTGCGCATCAACTGTACAAACAGTTAGGAGCAACCAATATCGCTTTGAATTATGATTCTGCTACTTCTGCGTTTCTCAGCAATGGGTGGGAAGTCATATGGAACACTTTTCCCTATGCAGTGAATAGAACCTACATCGACCTTGAAGGATGGAGCAAACAAGAACTAACTACATTCACTCAAGGGGTAGATTTTCAACATGCACTTATGCCCCGTGCGACCACTCTAGGGATCTTAGAGGTGACTTGCTTTGACATCATCACTACCCGAAGATTGACCGATGCTGAAATTAGTAATTGGGGCATCGCTGGTGTTTCAGAAGACCCCCCCCGGTTTCATTGAGAACACAACGGATCTAATGGAAGTCATTTACGGGGAAAGAACAACCTTCGCTCAGAACAATAACATTCTCGGACTTGCGGGCGCATTGTATGTCACAATAGACAAAGAGACATTCGGTTCAGGTAATCCTACGGCATCAGACAAGTTGCATTGGACCCGTGTATATTGGCTCAATGGGTTTGGTTCAACTGAGGTTATTCATCTTCCTGCTACTAACATGATTGTCCAGGCACTGACAGTCCAAGAGAAAGACCTTGTGTGGATGGAGCGCCTGCGAAGGTCCTATGTCCTGCAAGGTGAACTCTGATGGGAAGAATAGTGACAAGTGGTATTCGTTTTGGGATCTGGTGGGCTTCCGATCCACAACGAGTTGTCGGTACAATCGGCGTCGTTTGGCTGAACACTTTGAAAGGTCCCCTGGGTAATTGGTCCAGGGCTATGACATGGGGGGCAACGAAAGGAGCCGTTCGTGCGGGCATCGCCGGACTGGCATTCACGGCGCGTACTACCTGGACAAGGTTGTTGGTTCCCCTGGCTATTTGGTCGTCACCAGTGACAGTCCCGATTGGGGTTGCTGCCGGTGTTCTAGTCACGGCCGGGGTGGTTGCGGCCGCTCACACAGCTGCGCTTCAGAAGGCGGGATTGGTCGGACCCGATGCGCAGAGGGCCTCAGATCCTAATTGGTTCGGTGGGCTTGAAATGAATCCGTCCATGTTCACAATGGGTTCGGTAGTCTAGATGACCTCCTCCGAATTCGATGACCTCAGTATGCGCATGCTGAAGGTCGAGCGACTGATCTACTTGGTCGTCGGGCTTCAGGCTCCGGGCCTGTTGCAGTTAGTAGGGGCGCTCTAGTCTAGGACTTTCGTGTGAACCTGGTCAAGGATGTCTGCCCTTCCTGGAAGGGTGGCGTTGGTTCTCCTGTATCCAGGTAAATCTCTGCGACGATGGTCTGACATCCTGAACAATAAACGACGGCTGTCGGTCCTCCATTCTCATCTAGCCACAAACAGGTGTTAGGGAACTCGCAACAATATCGAATCTTCATTCCGGTCATTCAATCGCCTCCCGCCTGCACCGATAGCACCATTTCCCGAACATCAGGAGTTCGTCGTGGGTTAGGCACCGAGAGTACATCCAATCCCTCCCTGGATAAATCTGCCATATCTTCGACGGCATTCAATCACCCATCCTTGAGAGCACGTTCCGCCCTTGCCTGTATGATCGCATCCTTCGTCCTGCGCCAGTCGTCGATGATGAGTTCAAGCGCTCGTGATCGGTTGCCTCCACATTGCTTCCTGGCGTGGAACTCGATCTCTACCGCTGCCCAGAGCGGTATCCTGTAGTTCCTGGCAACGTACGGCCCTGCTTTGTCCCTGCTTCGGTAACTCTTCGGCATGATGTCGGCCAAATGAACAACTGGTATAATGATATCCTAAAGTGAATCAAAAAACGTAAGACTATGTATCCCATGGCCACCTTACGCTGCACGTTGCGGCTTGCGTGTAGTCTCAGTTTGCGGGTGCTGGGCGTTGGCACAACGTGTTCGGATAAGAGGATAGGGCGCAGAATGGACGCAAGCGCCCATTTTCGCCCGAATCTATAGATTATATACCGTGG